TTTAAGCGGTTTAAACGATTCTTTAAACGAAGACTACAAAAAAGTGTTAAATCGAAAAGATAGCGTACGAGTTATGATAAAAACAAAGTATTTGACCGTCTTTGATACGGTTTTAAATGACACAATAGAATGTTTACCCAAAAAATTCGTAGATTCATTAATAGCAATTCAAGATTCAACCGATTCCATTTGCGGACAAAATCTGTCCGTAAAAAATGAAATTATCGTTAATTTGGAAAATCAAAACAATATAAAAGACACGGTAATAGACAATTATGAGGTTATTGTTTCCGAAAAAGACCAGGAAATAAAGAAACAAAAGAAAAGAAAAATCAAAAGTTTTTTCGTTGGAGTTGGGGTTGGGGCCATAATTCGTAGTTTATTTTAAATGTGTTTCAATATCCATTTTTATAGTTTTAATCCGTTAATAATAACTTCGTTTAGCTGCAAAACGTTATGGTAAAGTGGGGCGCAAAGCTTTCGGCTTCTTCGGTGTCAGAAGTACATCCAGCGTTTCCGCTTTCAACCAAATTCACCTATGCCCCACCTATCCCATAACATGGGCTAAAACGCAATAGGGGGATGTCGTCCAAACAATCAAGAACAAAGTTAAACTTAAATTGTCTGCCATTCCATCTTTACAGGTAGGAAACCCCTACTGCGTTTAGCCCAATGCCGTTAGCAGTCATTGTAAGACGCTAAAACCTGTTCCAATCCGTAAGTCTTTATGTCTTTTAAAGCCTGTTTAAACCCTTTTTGATATTGCCTTGATGCGGCTTCTAACGAACCGCTAACATCGGCTAAATCGCAATTATTATTAACAGCCTTTAGTTTTCCTATTAACCTTTCTTTTGTTTTTATTCGTTCTTCTTGCCATTTTAGAAATAATTTTCTTCCCAGCTCTGTGCCATTTTCTGCAAGTTCATTCATGAGTTGTGTTTCAATATCCATTTTTATAGTTTTAATCCGTTAATTCAATCGTTTGTGCTTGTTTACCCATAATTAAAATATTTTTTTGCCAACGCTCGTACCTCACCAATTAGGTAAAAACTTACTAATATATTTTGCTTTGGTTTTTTAATCATAACCAAAAGTGTCTACCCATTTTTCATTTGGTAAATCTTCTAAATATAGGTTTGTGTATATTTTGCTTCCTGGTTCGTTCATAATTCAACGTTATGCACCATTTTGCTTTGCCTCCTCGCACAACGTCTGCAAGTGACCAATTAGTTTTTCAGCAGCTTCTACCAAGTTCATTTTTGCCGACCATTCATTTACTGCACTACCCTCTAAATGCACTTCAAAATTAGTCCAACTATTTCCCTCTGTTAATGAACTTGTGGCGTCCCAGCTCTGTGCCTTACCTTTTTTGTCATTCGTGTATTTAATTTCCATTTTAGTTTGATTTGCCCACACACGCAAAACGAGAGCATAACAAATGCTTACAAGAAATTGCGGGTGCAGTGGTTAATTGATATTTTGTAGTTCTAATAACAGCCCCGTTGATACTATTTCGATGGGCAAGGTGAACACGCTCCTTTTTTCTCTCCTTGTACATCTTTTTCGGAAATACCTTCGTTGATGATTTCGATTTGAGCTTCGTCAAAATAAATGCTATCAATTGGCTTACCGTCTTTTAATTGCTGCGGTTGAATGCAATATCTGTTGCAACCAGTTAAAAACTCACACCTTGCGGTTAAGATGCCTTTAAATCCTGTTAATTTGTCTTTGGCGATTTGCCCTAATTCAAGTGTAAACATATTTTTATAGTATTAAATGACAATCCCTAACATTTTATATAGCAAATTGGGGGTCGTTTACAAGTTGCTACATTTACTCGCGTTTTATAAAAACTTATACTTCCGCAATCTCTTAACTATAACTCTCAAGTCGTGCATTTCCTCGCTTGGACCTGTAAATTGCGGATGTTTAAATTCTTGCTCTAATTTTTTAAATTCAGGACTTTCCTTTAATCCTTGGGTTGCAAGTCTAGCCATTTGCACTAATCTTTCTGAACGCTCTTGTTGCTTTTGCAAAACATCATCTATTTTAAATGCTAATTTTGCTAAATCGTTTAAATAATCTTCTTTTTTTTTCATATTAATTTACGATGTGAAGTTTCATAAATATTTCCAATTATTTTTATATCCCATTTTTGGTTTAAAAACTTATCTGATCTAACTTGTGAGTTGTTCTCAGGTTTATTTTTTTCAATAAACCAAAAAGCACCATCTATAAATTTCGTTTCACAAATTGCAGACCAGCAAGGATGTATTATTTCCACAATATCGCCCTCGTATATTTCTTTATTGCTTTTATCGCTAAAGCCTATATATTGCAATGGGCTTGAATCGTGAACATCATTTTCCTCATTAAACCATTGGTACCCTTTTCTAACAGGCTTCCCATCGTTTATGTTTACATCGTATCTCATTTCCTTTCCGGTCCAAGCCCTAAATTTAATTGTTCTCATTTTTTTAGTTTTAATAATCCCTCGCAAAAATTTAATTTAAAATATTTAACTGCCCCTCGCTCGAAAACCCTACGCACCAACATAACACAGGCTGTTAGTAGCAAGTTTCCCGAAGCGACTGCCATTTATCTTCACAATATTTTTCCCATTTTTTTATCTGCTGTTCATTTGAATTTGGGGGTGGAATTTGTTTAAACTTCCAAGTAAACCCACCCATCAAAGTGCTATGGCACCTTTTACATCTGGTAGCGCAAATCCACCCATCGTTTTCGTTTAAATATTTCTCAGGAAAATGACCCTTAAATGAACAAATAAACCTGCCTATAACAGCACTTGCGGTAACACTATGTTTAGGTAATTGGGGGGTCTGTGGTGTATTCATATTGTTTTATTTATTAAACAATTAAGCAAAAATAAGTAAAAATAAGCAAACAAATAAATAATATTAATAATTAATTAAGGTCTTAAATTAATCTCTCTCATTTTCAGAAACAGCGTTTTTTGAAAAATAATTGTAGTTTTATAGTTATATATTAAAATAGTTTGCTTACTTTTACCATATGATTTACAAAAACAAAATATTAATAGGAGGTCAAGCACTAAGAGCATTAGGCAGTAGCAGGTTTACAAACGACACGGACTACCTTGTATTTGACGAAAATAATTTTGATGCTTTTATTTTTGATAAAGAAAATAATATTGATTATATGAACGGAAATGGAAGCAATTTCGCAGAAGCAATTTATAATAAAGAAAAAGGGGCCGCAATTTCTGGGGCACAATCATTGTTTGAATTGAAAGCCTTTAGTTTATTATCTCATTTACGAAATTTTAACGCTGAAAAAATTAACTCGACAATTTTTGATATGAATTTTTTAAATCAAAAATTTAATGTGGACATTAATTGTCCAACGCTTAGCAAATTTGCTACGAAAGAAGAAATCGAATTGGTTAAAAAAGAAATAAGATAAACGGCAATATTGCCAGAAACATATAAAAACTTGCAAAAATGAAAAAATTAGAAAAAATAATCGCAAAATATTCTTCGAAAAAATATAAAGAAAATTACAACATTGGTGGTGGTTTAAGTGATTGTAAATTCGCCAGCAACAGACATGAAGATGCGAAATGTGATGATGGTAAATTGACGCTTGGAAAGGCAAATCAGATGTTTGCAAAAGCAACCGGCTTAACAGTTGAGGAAGTAAAAGAGACTTTATTGTATGCCGTGCCAAATATGGAGTGGCATCACGCAGGTTTACTTCCAAAGGCTTATGGTGGCGGCATGAAGAAAACTTATTTCTTAAACGCTGCTGAAATTGTTGATGCTGCTACAAATTGGGATGATTATTTTGAAAAATTAAACCTTTCAAAAATTGCTGCAAAAAATGCAGCCGATGAAAAGAAAATTTTAGAAGTAAGAAAATTAGATTTTTTACAAACCAATGCAAAAAAAATTGAAAGAACAACAACAATACCTTCATTTTTTTATAAAACAGCACAAGAAATGAATGGAAAATACGGTTGGTTTGATAGCTCTTACAAATCTTACAATATGACTGAATACTTTTCAGGATGGTCTTTTGAAACAGAAGAAAAATATAACGAATTTTTAAAAATAAACTAATATGAAAGATAAATTAAAAGCAAAAATTGATAAAAATAGAAAGGAGGGTAATCCTGTAGCTGCTTTTCAAAAAAAATTAATAATTGAAATGGAAAAAGAACTACAGGCAATTAGTCTCCTGATCCCGAAAGAAAAGCATAAAAAATTTAAGATTATTTGTGCTATTAAATCAACAACTATGCTCGATGTAATCGAAAAACACATTGACGAAATAATAAAAAAATATGAAAAAAGATAAATACAAAGAACTGGTTAATACGATTCTATTGCAGTTTTCGACAAACGCTCAAATGACCTATTCTATTTTAGGCAAATCAATAGTTAAAATGGCTGTCGATATTAAGATAGAGGAGTCGGAGGAAATGAAAAGTTTCTTTAAAGTAAATAAAATGCCTTTTGAAGAAATTGATGAAAATTTGGAATTTTACAAATCATTAAAATTATGAAAGAGATATTGAAAATAATTGAAGTTGCTGAAAGTTCAGGACTATTTATTGATTTAACTTTTAACAAAGTTGGAGCAGAAGTTTATGATTTTGCTAAACAGCAAAATTTAGAAGTTTACAAAGCTGATAGAATGACCTGGTTATTTTGGGAGGCAAGCGAAAAAGTAACGGTAACGTTGTGGTTAAATTAAAACTAAAAAATATGAAAAAAGTAAATCCAAATATTTCGGAAATTAAAGAAGAAATAATGTATTGCGAAAATTGCGGTTGCCCTTGTTCGGGGCAATTTTGCTCAAAAACCTGTAAAAAAGAATATGAATTTGATAATAAATAAAATTATGGAAAAGGAAATCAATATTGACTGTTTAAAATATAGGAAATCAACTCACCTCGCTAGTGTTGATGTTGAAAGCATAATTGCCGAAAAAGGCAAATGTGTATTAAAAATAAAAGAAGCCTACTACTCTAAAGGTGTAAATGTTTCGGGTAACAAAACAGACGGTTATTTTCTCGAATTTGATGGAATTGATATTAAACCGATGGTGGTTAATTCTACAAACAGAAAAAAGATAGCTGGATTAATTAGAAACGCAAAGGGAGTTGATGATGTTGCTTCAAGAAATATAGGAAACTGGGTTGGATTAGAAATTGAATTATTTGTTGATAAAGGCGTTAAAATGATGGGCGAAATAGTGGACGGGATTAGAGTGAAAGGACTGGCAATAAAACTCCCTATTTTAGATGAAAAACACCCAAAATTTAAAGTGGTTAAAGAATCCTTAAAAAACGGTTTTACCGTTGAGCAAGTTAAAACAAAATATCAATTATCAACAGAAATCGAAAAACTATTAACAGATAACAGATGAGAAAAGAATTTAAAATTAGAGCTTCCGCAAGTGGCAATATTATGGGCATTAGAGCATTTGGAAAAACAGGAGAAACATATTGTAAGGATTGGTTGAAAGGGCAAGTGTACAACAGACAACGTGATATTTTAAACAAATACACGCAAAAGGGAAACGAAGTTGAGGACAATTCTATTGATTTTATTGCTGATGAATTAGGTTACGGTTTTTTAGCAAAAAATGAAAAGTTTTTTGAAAACGAGTTCATGCAGGGGACGCCAGATATTATTTTGGCAAACGAAATTATTGATGTTAAAAATAGTTGGGATTGTTTTACTTTTCCATTATTTGAAAAAGAATTGCCCAACAGCGATTTTTTTTATCAAGCTCAGGTTTACATGGAATTAGTGGGCAGGGAAAATTACAAAGTAATTTATGTCCTTTCGGACACGCCTTTGCATTTGATAGAAAAAGAAGCTTACTGGTTCTGTAAAAATAACGGATATGATGAATTAGATTTGGATATTTTGGACAAATTTATCGCTAAAATGACGTACTCAGATATTCCTAACAATTTAAAAATCAAAGTTTTTGAGATTAAAAAAGACCAAGAAGTGATAGAAAAATTAAAAAGTAGAGTAATTGAATGTAGAAATTTTATAAAAACTTTGACATATGAAAAAGCCTAAGAAAATAGACCAACATTTGTTGGATTTGGAAGCAACATTAAAGTTTGCGGAAGACATAGTGCGAAAGGAAAAATATTCTTTCGAAAGCATAAATTTAAGAAACCGAGCTGTAATTGAATTGTCAAAATATAAGCAGAAAAATAAAAATAATAAAATAAACTAAAAAAATGAATATGGAAAAAAAATATCAAGCTTACAGCTCTGAATGGGAGAAAGCCGTTAAGAAATTACCAAAAGATGAATTAATCAAAATGATTAGAAAATTAAAAACAGGCACGGAAGATGTAAAAATAGCGAAGATAAAAACAAGTTGGGACGCCGAGAAGATGTGTCAGGGCTTTTTGAATGATTTTGAAAGCGGGACATCAACTAAAGAAGAAACCATGAGGGGGTTTATGGAGTACACATATCGTTTGATGTCGCTGTTTAATGATGCTTTGGATGCAAAATTAAAAGAAATATAAAAATACTTATAATTTTTTAGTAGAAAATAATCCTAATTAAATAAATTAAATCTCAATAAAAATTAGTAGGTATTGAAATTGGGGTTATATATTTTACCCCGAAGATAAAACTGTTAAAAAAGTTTTGCTAATGAAAAATTCAATGATAGTAAGGACTTTAGGTTTTTGGGGCAGAAATGCAAAAAATGTTTCTTATTTTTATATTTTTTTTAAACGACTTTGCAAAAAAATAAAACACGTTTTTTTATGTATGTTTTTTTTATTTTAGATTGTGTTTCTAATATAAATAAGAAAGGTTTCAGTTTTGCATTTATGCCCTAGCCGTTGGTATCATTAGGTTATAGCTGTTTTTTATTTTTACCAGTGGGGCAAAACTTTTGCATTTATACCCTAAGCCTTGCTACCATTGACTTTTGAAAATTTTTATATAAAAAATAGTTTACTTTAAATAATTTTGTATATTTGCTAAATGAAATACATCAGTCAAATGAAAGTTACAATTAAAGATTTAAAATAACCTCAACTTTAAGCTGATGCCAATCTGACTGGTGGGCTAGGCTTTTTGTTGAGGTTTAATATAATAATGAGAGTTTCTTTTTTTAAAAACATAAAATCAACAATTCCAATAAAAGATACTTCGGTATTTAAAGTTTTTGAATTGATAAGAAATGGACAATTTAAAACTGAAATTGCAAAAATTAGAAATGAAAGCGAAAAAACAAAAAGGAATGAACTAAAATCTAAATTAAGCTACGTTACTTTTGGAGGTGTGTTTTCGAGTAGGTCAAATTCAAATTTAAAAAAACATAGCGGTTTCGCTTGTTTAGATTTCGATAATGTTGAAGATGTTGAAGACTTAAGATTTGCTTTAAATACTGATAATTACACATTTTGTTCTTTTGTTTCTCCCGGTGGGGATGGGTTAAAAGTTTTGGTAAGAATTCCATTTGTCGATAACAATGAAGATTACCAAGATTATTATATTGAATTATGTAAGTATTATGATAAATATCATATTTCAGACCCAGCGACTAAAGATATTGCAAGAGCTTGTTATTTGAGTTATGACGAAAATCTTTATTTGAATAACGAAAGTGAATTATTTTCAGATAAATTTAATAGACCACTTCCAAAAGACACTAAAATTGTAAATATTCCATTAACCAATCAAAATGAAATAGCTGAACGTTTAGAGAAATGGTTTCAAAAACGTTGGTCCGCAGTTAATAGAAATAATAATCTTCATGCTTACGCTCGACAAATGAATGCTTTCGGAATTGATAAAAGCACTTGTGAAAGTTATTTATTTCGGTATGATAGTGGGGGAAAAGAAAAAGAGATACAAAAATTAATAAATTCAGCTTACAAATATCAAAACGAATTTAACACTAAAAGTTTTGAGGACAAGAAAAAAGTAAATGAGGTAAAAAATTTAGCTTTAGCAGGAGAAAATTTTAATACGGCTGTTGAAAAATTTAAAGGTATTGATGTTGCTGCTTTGGAAAATGAATTTGAACTACACAAAAGCAATTTAAAAACTGATGAATTTTGGTTCTACAACGAAAATGAGGTTATAAAGTTGGCTACTTTTCGATTTATGCAGTACCTTGAAAACAACAATATTTTCAAATTTTATCCTGATGAAAATAGCGGTGTTTACTTATTTGTAAAAAATGACAAGAACTTCATTTACATTTTTGAAGAATCTAAGATAAAAGATTTTGTTTTAACGGGATTAAGAACATCTGGAAAAATTGATGCTTTTGAGTTGATGGCTGCAAACACAAATTATTTTAATGGACAATTTTTGTCCATGATTAAAACAATTAACGTAAAATTCAATCGTGATACCGTTGATACTTCATACATCTACTATAAAAATGCAGCTGTAAAAACAACAAAAGATAATATTGAACTATTAAAATACTCAGAAATTGACGACCTTATTTGGAAAAATCAAGTTATTGATAGAAACATTTCTTTAAAGGACGAAAGCGACGGTGTTTTTAAAACTTTCATTTGGCTTGTTAGTGGTCAAAATATTGATAGATATTACACTTTGAAGTCTGTAATTGGTTATTTAATGCACTCTTATCAAAATGAATCAAAACCAAAATCAATCATATTTAACGATGAAATGATAAGTGAGGACGTGCCTAATGGTGGAAGTGGTAAAGGGCTTATACATCGTGCTATTGGACAAATAAAAAACATTGTTATTGAAGACGGAAAAAAATTCGACCCTAGGGGTCAATTTTCGTATCAAAAAGTAAACAAAGACACTCAAATTTTCTTGTTAGACGACGTTCCAAAAAACTTTAATTTTGAAAGCCTTTTTAGTATAATAACGGAGGGCATGACGGTTGAAAAGAAAGGACAGGATGCTTTTCAAATTCCGTTTAGAGAAAGTCCTAAGATTTCATTGACCACAAATTACACAATTAAAGGTGATGGAGCTTCTTTTAATCGTAGAGTTTTTGAAGTTGAGATTGCTAATTATTTTAATGAAACTCATACTCCTGAGGACGAATTTAAACATCAATTTTTTAGCCAATGGAACGATAAAGAGTGGGCTAATTTCGATAATTTTATGACTAGATGTGTTCAATTTTTTTTAAAAAATGGTTTAGTGGAAAGTAATAAAATTAATTTAGCGTTTAGAAAATTGAAAAATGATTTAGGACCAGAATTTATTGAGTTTATGGAGTTGCAGAATTTTGATGGTAGTGCTTTAAATCGAAAAGACTTTAGGGACAACTTCAATAAACAATATCCAATTATTGCTAAATTTAATTCTCCCCAAAAATTCAACCAAAAGGTAAAAGATTACTGTAAATATCATAAAATAGATTTCACCGAAACAAAATATAACGGCATTTTTCATTTTTATATTGGAGAAAAAAATAAAAAAGAAGAATTAAAAGAAATAGAATGGTAGTATTAAGGGATTATCAAATAGAAATAGCTGAGAAAGGTTTAAATCAACTACTCAAACGTCGATGGTGTTATTTAGCCATGCAAGTCAGAACAGGTAAAACATTAACTGCTTTATCTATTGCTAGTAAGTTGGGGGGTCAAAAGAAAAGAGTTGTTTTTGTAACAAAATTAAAAGCCATTTCATCTATTGAAAATGATGTTAAATTATTAAACGACAACTCGATAAAAGTGGAGATAATAAATTATGAGCGGTTACACAAACTAGATTTATCAACTCATGTAGATTGTTGGATATTAGACGAAGTTCACAAGTTGGGCGGTTTTCCGAAACCATGCGAAAAATCAAAATTATTGAAACAAAAAATACATATTCATTCGATGGTTATGTTTTTAAGTGGAACGCCAACTCCTGAAAGTGGTTCACAAATTTTTCATCAAATGTATGTTTTGGGCAATAAAAGCCCATTTGTGGGATATAATTTCTATCAATGGGCAAAAGAAAATGTTAATATAAAACAGAAGCACGTTGGACATAGTTACCTGGTTAATGATTATACAGATTGCCATTTTGATATTGATAAATTAAATTTTCTTACCTATTCGCAAAAGGAAGCAGGTTTTATAAATGAAATTCGGGAGCATTTTGTTAATGTAAAAATGTCTGAAATGACTAGAAATATTATAAAAACACTAAAAAAAAACAAGATTTTCAAAGGTAAAAATGATGTTATTTTAGCCGATAGTGGGGCAAAAGAAATGCAGAAGATACATCAACTTAGTAGTGGCACTTGTATTTTAGACGAAAGTCAGAAAGGAGTTATTATTGATAAAACAAAGGCCCAATTTATTCAAGATAATTTTGAGGGTCAAAAGATAGTTATTTTTTATAAGTTCAAAATGGAACTTGAAATGTTAAAAGAGTTTTTCGATGTTACTGATGATGTGGATGAATTTAATTCAACTGATAAAACACTTTGTCTTCAATTTGTTTCTGGGCGTGAGGGGATTAAGTTAGATAAAGCGGACATGATTATTGCTTTTAATATTGATTTTTCCGCAACAACTTATTTTCAATTTAGAGATAGAATGACGACCATCACAAGTAATGAAAGTGATATTTATTGGTTATTTTCCGATTGCGGAATCGAACAAAAAGTGTATAATGTTGTTAAAAATAAAAAAAACTTTACATTAAAATATTATGACAGAACAGAAATATCAAGCAAAAATAATAAAGAAACTAGAGGCTCAGGGGTATTATTTGATTAAAATAATTAAGTGTAATAAAAATGGCATCCCCGATTTGATTGCTTTAAAAAGTGGAGAGGGTCCTATATTTATCGAGTGCAAAACGCAAACAGGAGTATTATCAGAAATTCAAAAATATAGGCTTTCTGAATTAAAAAAAAATGGCTTTAAATGTTATGTAAGTAAAAAATTAGAATTAAATGAATTTTGATATTATCCGACTATGAAAAAAGAATTTTCACTACTACGCTACACTATTGAGCTGACGTTCATTTATAAACTGAACGATTGCAAATGGTGGCAGTTTGCAAAACGCAGAAAAGTATATCAATGGAGGGAGCAACAACTACGCAAATGCAAATAATTATGATAGGGATGCAAATAAAAAATGGTTTTTTAGATTTTGCCAAAACGGATTTTAAATGTCCGCATTGCAAAAAAGAATACAGCGATGCGGATGACAAATATTTAAACCGCTGTGAGAAAAACAAAAACTGGGCAACAAAAATAAAATGTATATGTGGTAAGCCATTTTTTATGACTTATGATTATAAAGGAGATGCGGTGTTGTTCTTAAAAGCCCTATAACATCGGCATACCAACGTTTTTGTTAATTATTAAATCAAAATATAATGAAAGTAGAAAAATTTTTAGAGTTGGCAGAAAAAATTAAAAATATGCCAAACATTACAGAAGTGTTATTGTTAGATTTTCGTATGAACGGGTATTATGCGTCAGGAGATGGTACGCCAGAAGGTATTTATGAATATTTTGGATTAGAAGAAATTGAATTAGGTAAAATGGAAGATATATACAAAGTAGCTTCAATTACGTTTACAAACGATGTTGATTATGATGATGATTGTAATCGAATTTTACGTTAACACCGTTTTAATGTGTGTTGGCAACAAATTTTTAAAAACTAAATAAAAATGAAAGAAATAGATCAAGAGTTTAATTTATTAATTGAATATTTGAATATTTATATCCAAATCCTTCCTGAACTTGGCAAGAGAATCAATAAACCGCAGCTGCCCACATTTGAATTATTTAAAAAAACTTATAATGACGAAAGATATTCATTAGCAATGCCGCATTACAAAGAAGCGAAAACGGTTTACGATAAAAACCAGATTGGAGCAGTACATACGCATGGACTTGGTTCGATAAACGAAATAGCATATCGACATTACAATTACTGGATGGGATGTAAATTTTTCACAGGAAATAATATGGAGGGAAATTATACCGTTGAAACCGAAACAGTAAATCAAATTCTCTTAATTTTGTAAAAAAAGTGATTAAATTTTAATATATTTGTGATTATGTTTTACTTACTAACCCTAATGATATTGTTTTTAAAAGAGTTCCATTTTTTCTCTTGGCTCAAAAAAATGATACATGGAAGCAAGAAATATCGTAAACCTTATGATTGTTTTTTTTGCCTTTCACTTTGGGTTAACATCTTAGCACTATTGCCTATTTTATATTTTACGAACAATATTTATTACTTAAATGAATTTTCTTTATCAATATTAATATCAAAAGTTATAGATTTATCATGGAACAAAATTTAATAAAAGAATTAAAAATTTTAGAACCTAAAATTTTAAACAACGAAAAACTTTCCGAAAAGGATTTAGTAACAATAAAAAATGCCTTTGAAGAAATTACAGGGCAAAAAGTACATACAATGATGTCATGTGCAGGTAAATTATGTGATGTTTTTAAGCGTGTTATTGTAAACTTTTTAAAAGTAAACGAAACCTTAATCCCAAAGCCAACTCCAATTAAAACAATAATTCCATTAAGTAATGAGAAATCAATTAAAAAAATCGAAAAGAAAATAATCTACCACCCCAAAAAAAACAAGAAAAATGGAAAAAAGTCAAGAAAATAAAACAACTCCCCCATCAGGAGAAGGATGTATTTCAGTAATACTCGGATTATTCGCCGTCGGATCAATTTTAATAGGCTTGTATTATCTGATTTTCTAAAGTGAAATCACAAAAGGTTAAATGTAAACGATATGGCAACAGGTAGTCCAATATTCGAATCAGTAGAAAAATTACAATTAAAAATTGATGAATATTTTAATGAAGGAGTAAAGAAGCGTACTGTTATTATTGGTAAAGCACCTAATCAAAAAACAATAGAGGTTGAAGTCCCTACAATTACAGGACTTACTATATTTTTAGGGTTTGAAAGTAGACAATCCTTTTATGACTACGAGAAAAAAGAGCATTTCTCTTACACTATAAAAAGAGCAAGGCTATTTATTGAATGTGAATATGAAGAGCAGTTACAAGTGGGTAATACTGTTGGGGCTATTTTTGCTTTAAAAAATATGGGTTGGATTGACAGACAAGTTAATGAAATGACTGGTGGCGAAAAACCTATAAGAATATCGTTTAAAGAATAGTTTATCCATGCGGTGTAACTAAAATGCGATAAATAATGGATGGTTTTTTAGATTTAGAAATTGACAACCCAATATTAACAACATATCAAAAGGCTTTTCTTTACAATGAAGCTCGATTTACGATTACCGAAGCATCAACTAAGGTTGGTAAAACTTTTGCTCATATTTGGTGGATATTTGAAATGGCACATTTGCCAACGAATAAACCTAATTATAACTATTGGTGGGTCGCTCCTGTTTATTCTCAAACAAAAATAGCTTTTAATCGACTAAGGGTAAAGGTCGCACCCTGTGGCTTGTACAAAATAAATGAATCAAATCTAATTATTACAACCCCTTTGGGGGTTAATATTCATTTTAAGTCAGCTGATAAACCCGACAATCTATTTGGTGAAGATGTTTACGGGATTGTGTTTGATGAAGCACCAAGAGCAAAGGTAACAGCCTTTCATGCTTTACGTTCGACCATTACAGCAACAAGGGGTAAAATGAAGTTGATTGGTAACTTTGGAGGTCTTTCTAATTGGATGCACCAATTAAAAGAAAAAGCATTAACCGACCCTGAATATGATTGTTTCAAAATAACAGCGTGGGATGCGGTTGAAGCAGGTATATTAGAAGAAGAAGAGATACTGCAAGCTCAAAGAGATTTACCAACTAAGATATTTAAGCAACTTTATTTGGCGGAAGGACAAGAAAATAACGATATGCTATGTTCTTTTGGTTCAATTAATAGTTTATGGACAAACGAACACGTTAAAGGGTCTACTCGTTACATTAGTTCCGACATTGCCTTTCATGGGTCTGATAAGTTTGTTGTTGGTGTCTGGGAGGGGTTACGATTAATACACTACATAGAGGTTGATAAATGCGATGCTGACGAGGTTGAAAAGCTATTGAAAAAAGTTAGTGAGGACTGGAAAGTCATGCGTTCTAACATCGTTTATGATGCCGATGGATTAGGTACGTTTTTGCGTGGTTATTTGCGTGGAGCAGTACCATTCTTAAATGGTGGTAAAGTAGTTGGTAAGGTTAACTATAAGAACTTAAAATCACAATGTGCTTACAAATTAGCAGAGAAAATCAATGCAGGAGAGATACTATTTGATTGTGAAATTGATAAAACAGCAGCAATCAAAGAAATCGAATGTTTGCAAAGTTATGAGTTGGACAAAGACGGCAAGATTCAAATACTACCAAAAGAAGAAGTGAAGAAAACGATAGGGCATTCTCCCGACATCTTAGATATGTTTATTATGAGAATGTATTTTGAATTAGATTCAGAGTATGATGGTATCTATTAATTTTTTTTATAAATTTGAATGATGAAAAAATTAAAGAAATTCAAACTAAAAAGAACACCCATACAACATTTGCACGTTACGATTGGACGTAATGATATTTGCCCCTGCGAAAGCGGCAAGAAGTATAAACAATGTTGTTTAGGTAAAGCGAAATTTTATAAAAGTCAAGAAGATGCAGATAAAGCTACCAAAAGAAATTAATGAATTAAGACAACGCCATTTAGAAGCCATGGCAAAGGTCGACTTAGAAACAATCACAATAGCTGACCGGGCGTATTTGTGTTCATCATTTACAGGCATAGATATAAAGACGATTAAACGTATGGCGTTTGATGATGTCATGGCTATTTTGGAACACTATTTCATTTTGATTGGATATTATAAGTCAAAAGAGTTGCCAAAAGAACTTGAAGTTGATGGTTTGAAATATTGTTTAATCCCTGAAGCAGGTAAGATGCCTACGGATTGGCATATTGATATGACTGCATTCGATATGGCAGACCCTGCAACTATTGCAGCTTTCTATTATATTGAAAAGGGATTAGAATATTGCCAAAAGGACAAAAATAGTAATATTTTGAACCCCATCAAACAACGTGCGGACATTTTTCGAGCGCATTTACCTGCTAATATTTTAATAGATTTGCGTTTTTTTTTGCAAAAGAAATTGGAGAACTTCAAGAAAAATTGTACGGAAAAAAATCAAAGAACAAAAGGGGGTCGTCTGGCAGATATGATTGGGAAAACTCGATTCATGCGGTGGCTAAAGAGTTGGGCATGAAGTGGGATGAGGTTACAAATAACAACATATTTTGGTTTAAGCATAAATGCGACTGGATTAAAAGTTTAAAAAAATAAAATATGGAAAGAGTAGAAGACATTAATGCAACTTTAGCTTTAAGGTTTGCTGAGTGGATAGCTGAAAATCACTTTCGATTATATGATTTGAAGTCTAATTATGAATCTGTTTGGAAATCTGAATCTGAACGAAATATGACAACAAATGAATTGTTTGTGAAATTTATGGAATCATTAAAAGTGTAATGGAATTAGTAGGATTGAAAGAGGCATTAGCCGACATTGGTAAAATAAAGAAATCATTTAAAATGACTTCTAACAATCCTATTGAGCAGCTAATTTTAGATATAGCTAATCGAATAATCAAGGAAATGCAAGAAGGTTTGAAGATGCAAGGTTCATCGTTAAGTCAATCCATTAAGCCATTAGCGGTAGTACAGGAGGGTGGTAAAATATCAATAAATATTGAAGCCAATCATTATTGGGACTTTGTAAATCAAGGGGTAAACGGATTTCGAAGGGTAAACGGATTTCAAGTTGCTTTCGGTTCGCCTTACTATTTTAAAAATCTTTATCCCTCAAGAAAAATGGTTGAGAGTTTTGAAGAGGGGTCAACAAGAAAGGGGGTGATGGATGCTTATTCCGATAAAAAAAACACTTTATCAGCAGCTTGGGGTGCAGCAATTAACACCAAAAAATTCGGAATAAAACCGACCCATTTTGTCGACAAAGTTTTAAGTGAAAATTTCATCAATGAAATAGCAGCGTTGATTAGTAAAGAAACAGGCAAACTAATATTTTTAAACATAAAATAAAATGGAAGTAAAAATTGAATACATTAAAAAATCGTTTAAAAATTTTGATTCGGAAGTTGTTCTAATAAAAATTGGTAAAAAAGAAATAATTTGCCAAAATTCCATCCACGATGTTGTGAAAAAAATAATGCATCATTATAATGATGTTTGCGAACAAATGAAATTTCCAAGTAATGATAAATTATTTTAAATAAAAATAAGATGGCGGTAACTATTCACTCTAGTCCTAACAATTTCACTCCAAGTGGCAACCCTTTGGTATTCGTATTTTCAAGCGATGAAACGGCTCAAGATAATTTTTCTTACTCAATTGATATTTCAGTAGATGGAAACGTAATTGAAACGCATGAGGTATTTCCTGAGGTTGGAATAAAAGCACATATCGACTGCTCAGATGTCGCTGAAAGATATTGCAACAAAATATTTCCCTTAACAAGTGCACTGGAATTTTCAAGTGCAAATTTTGTTGAAGTTGAAGTTGAAGTTTTTGAAAAATATGGAACAACGCCAACACGGCAATCATCGGCAACATCAACTATAAACACGTATAAAGGAAAGTTAAGTAAAAGCAAATTTCTATCATTATTGCAAAACAGCTACATCTTCGCAGATTCAAAATTGTGGCTCTCTTTTTTTCCACGAAATATAAAGAGATACATCAATTTATCAACGCCAAATTTCTATACATTTATAACGAATGAGGAGGACGTACAATTGGAGGTAAATTGCTATGATAGCACCGATTCATTGATATTTACTTACGCCCCTGCAATAGCTACATCAACATCCCTAACTACCTATTATTTTGACAATGCAATTTTACTTGGGATCGGGATGTCACAGCAAGAAATTGACGACACTTCATATTTTACCATTCATGTTCAAACGGCAGCAGCAGCAATTGTAAGTGAGGTTTTGACGATATGGATAGATGACCGTGATTATTCAAATACTTATAAGCATTTAGTGTTTATGTCATCCATTGGTGGCTTAGAGCCGTTCACGTTTATCAAAAGAAGCCGAACAAAATTAAAGGTAAAAGGCGAACCGTTCCAAGAAACATTTGGAAGATTAGATGATTCTGGCGTTTTTGGCTATACATTGGGTGGGTCCACAGACTATGTGAAGAAAATCGAAAACAAGTTGGAAGTTCAAACGGATTGGTTAAACGAAGACGAGCAACATTGGTTAATAAATGAGTTATTGACTTCTCCTTTAGTTTTTCTATTTGAAGATGATAATCTAATCCCTGTACGTATTACCGATACAGGAGGGGAGGAAAAGACAAGTGAAAACGACATGGTATTTTTAGAAAAATTTATGATACATAAAAACAATGATACTTCAACGGTTGTATAAATGGTTTTAGAATTTAGAATAAACGGACAACAGATTGATATTGATGAAAATATCATCATGCCATTGACGTACTCAGTTGCTGACATTCGACACCCCGATAAACGAGCTAGAAATCGCAGCAAGACAATCAAGATTAAAGGCACACAAAATAACCTTAATGTTATGTTTGCTGCTTACTCCTTATCTTTAGAAGATGTTGGTGTAGGTTTTGATTTTAATCCAAATGCTGAACTAATTGCCGAGGTAAAAAGAAAAGGGTATGTTGTCTTTTCTGGAGTGGCCCATTATATGGCTACGACTAAATCGAAAGGCATATACTATTTTGACTTTCAAATATTTGGAAAATCAGTAGGCTTGTTTGAAAAATTAGGAGACATGACATTGCCCGAATTGGGTTGGTCAGAATATGACCATGACCTGACAATTGCTAATTTAGAATTGAGTTGGGATACTTCTGTTGAAGTGAATGGAGTGCCTACTTCTAACTTTACAGCAGGGGGAGCACCCAAAGGTTTTGGATATGTTTATCCTTTAATAAATTTTGGATACGCTGCGAATCAAATATCACCAAAGACTAATGAATTATTACCTTATTTTTATGTTTTAGAAGCCTTGCGGAAATGTTTTGCTGTTGGCGGGTATACAATTACTGGTACATTATTTAACAGCCAAACATTCAAACGACTAATTTTTGGATTAAGTGGAGGGGATAAAATATTACTAACAGCGTTGCAAGTACAGGCTAGGTTGTGCCACTATGATATTCCTTTTTCGTATAGCAGTCCGGGGATCCCACCATATCAATCAATTCCACAAAGCGGATTTTGGCAACATAAATATAATTGGGTGGGCAATTTTACAATTGGTACTGCTGCATTAGTTGATGACGATAATTCGCAGTTTAACCAGACGGCTAAGAAATTAACAATTGCCGAAACAGGCGTTTATAAGATTGAATTTACCATAAATGGCACTACCAACATCGGATTTACTGGAAGCTTTTTGTCCGTCAGCGTTCAAGGGCTGTTCGACATTTCGGTTTATAAAAATGGAACTCAAATTGCAACCGCTGGAGAATTAATTGGACTTGGGGGTGCTTCTCCATCTGTTTCAATAAATATCCAATCTCAATTAAATGCAGGTGATGAATTGGAATTTAAAAATAGAGGAGTTATTTTGGCAACTACCGAATCTTTAACAAGTGGGAGCACCCCTCCTATTGTATATTATTCTACGGCATATTCAGCAGGAACATTTTTTAAATTAACGGCAATTAATATAGGTCTTTCAGAAGGTGACAATGTAGAGGTTGCCCGATGGATGCCAAATATAAAATGCCGTGATTTTGTGAACTCAATTATCACAATGTGTAATTTGTATATGTCCGAGCCAGACGAAGATGATGTCATCCGTCTGGATGCTTTTGATTATTATTATGGAAGTACAGCGGACGCCGAAAATTACACAGGGAAATTAGACGAAGGAAAAGACATCACAATTACCTCCTCGGCTAATATTGACGGAAAAGTTTATAAATTTCGATTTGCAGAAGATAGAGATGCTTACAAATTATATTACTTCAAGCGGTGGGGGATTGATTACGGTGATTTATTTTACGATGTCCCGACAACTTTTAAGAAAGGCGACAAATTATATCAATTGGTGTTTGCACAATCCGTGCCTGTTCAAGTCGGTGATTTGGTAATCCCACAAATTGTTACTAGAGATGAAATTACCAATGTGGTAACTCCGTATAAAGGAAAACCAAGAATTTTTATTTACAATGGATTAGAGGTTGGCGATTGGGATTTGCTCAATTCGACAACAGGAGCAGCAACAGCAGAAACCTCTTACCCACTAGCTCATCATGTTAACGATGTTGCTTCGCCAACTTTTGATTTGAATTTTGGAGTGCCTATTGAAATCTATTACACCACATCGGCGTATACAAATATTAATCTTTATTCAACTTTTTGGGATATTTTTATCAAAGAATTGACTGCAATTGATAGTAAGATGCTGAAAGCATATTTTAAAATAAACGAAAGAGATTTGCAAGGGGACTTCATGGCACGATTGGTAAACGTGAACGGCGTTGTTTATCGTAAAAATTTGATTAATGATTTTGATGCAACTGGTTTTGAGACAACTAAACATGAATTGATAAAAGTCCTTGAAGCCCGAAGTCCTCGAATAAGTAATACACCACCACCAAGGGGAAAGGCTGCCGTTGGTGGAATGCAAAACAGGCAGGTCGCTAAGACCACGGAGGTATCAACAACTTACACCTATGACGTTGATGATGGTGCAATGATATTTGCAAAAGTAACAGGTGGTGCATTCACTATCACCTTACCGATGGATGTGTCCAATGGGATGGAAGTAACTATTCAGCAAGATGGGGGTACTGGCAATCGAGTTACGGTTGTTGCAGCAAGTGGAAATATAAGCGGTCAGGCTTCGATTGTTTATGCAAATGAATACGAGAGCAACACGTTTATTTACAGTAGCCCTGAAAGAAAATTGACAATGACGGGCTGGTTTTTAAAATAAGATAAAAATGGAAAAGGAAATAATATTAAAGTTAAAATTAGATACAGCCGATTCAGTTAGCAATGTTGAAAAAGTTGAAACTGCTTTTAAGGAGTTGGGCGACCAAAAAAAAGGAGTTGAGCAGTTAGAAAACAAGGTTGTTTCTGCCAGAGGGCAGTTGCGTAAGTACATGGATCAGATGACATCAATGTCAGATAAAGGAAGTAAAGAGTATCAGAAATTAGCACAGGAAGCAGGGAAATTGAGAGAGAGGATGGATGATGCTCGAAAAGGTATTGAAGCCTACGCATCCGATACCAAGAAACTTGATTTAGTTGTTAAAGGATTTACAGCAATTGGTTCTGCGGCACAGATAGCGATGGGAGGAGCTGCATTATTTGGTGAAGAAAATGAGGAGGTAACTAAATCCATTCAAAAATTAGTTGCTATTCAATCGGTAATGAATGGGGTACAACAATTAGGCACTCAATCAATAGGTGATAGTTTGTTGGTTATGGAAGCCAATGCCGTTGCAACTAAGGTTATGGGTGCGGCACAGGCTGCTTATACGGCTGTTGTTGGAACTTCAACAGGTGCTTTGAAGGTCTTTAAAATTGCACTTGCAGCTACAGGAATAGGTCTTATAATTTTAGCTATTGGAGCTTTAATAGCAAATTTTAAAGATGTAAGTGGGTGGGTTACAAATGTCGGTGAAAGATTCAAATGGCTAAAACCTATTGTTGACGAGGTAAAGAGGTCTTTTGATGAATTTACAAAAGGACTGGAAGCAATGGGATTGGCAGACGATGCCGTCACTAAAAAAAACAAGGAATTAGTTGCCCAAATGGACGAAACTCTTGAAGCTGTTGGTGGGCGTTTTGATTTTGAGATAGCAAAGGCAAAGGCAGCAGGTAAAAATACTTTTGAATTAGAACAGGCTAAGAGAGCTGCAATAATTGAGACGCTAAAAGTTGCCGCACAGGCGATTTATGAAACGGCAATCTTAAACGGAGGAGCAACAGACGAACAAAAAAAACAAATAAAAAAGATAAAGAAACTTGCTCAATCAACTTATAGAGAAATTACAGTCGCAAAATTAACAGAAGAAAAAAAGGCTGCCGATGAAACTGCAAAAATTATAATTTCATCAAATGAAAAATCAAAAAAAATAGCAGATGAAAAATTAGCAGATATAAAGAAATCTTTAGATGAAGAAGCTAATTTAAGGGCAGAAGCTATTAATAAAATTATTGAAAAAGAAAACGCTGCTGAAGATGCAAAGCTTTCAAAAATCGAACAAGAAAAAAATGCTGTTTATGATAAATACTTTGCTCAAATTGAAGCTGCGAAAAAATACGGCATTGATAGTGCTGCATTGGAAGATGCACAACGTGCTGAAATTTCCGAGATTCAAAAAAAATGGGATGACAAAAAAATAGAAGATGAAATTTTGAAAGCCGAACGGTTGGCAGAATTGAAATTGGAATTAAAAGAATTAAATGCAGGTGGACTTTCTGACAATCCAACACCGGAGGAAATGGAAGAGTACTATGCGGTGATGGATGAAATTGCAGAAGAAAGAGCGGCATTAGAATTGGAATCTTTGCGAAATAATTTAACAAATGAATTAATTCCAATAGAAGAGAAACAGGCGAAAATTGAATTGTTAGAAGCACAACATTCTAGTAAGAAAAAAGCAATAGCAAAAGAAGAAAATGATTTTAAAAAGGCATTAAAGAAACAAGAAATAGACAATGCTATAAATTCTTCTGAACTAATGCTAGGAAGCATTAGTTCAATGCTAAAAGAGGGTAGTGCAGAAGCAAAGGCAGCAGCAGTTGCACAGGCTACAATTGATACTTACAAAGCTGCGACAGGAGCATATTCTAGTGCCTCAAGCATTCCTATTGTAGGATGGATTTTGGGCCCCATAGCAGCAGGTTTAGCGGTGGCGGCAGGAATAATGAATGTGAAAAAAATTGTTTCAACAAAAGTTCCCGGTGGCGGTGGCGGTGGCGGTGGCGGTGGTATTTCTGCCCCAAGCATATCTAAGCCGACAATCCCAACAGAACCACAAGGGCAGCAAGGAGTAGGTGCTAGTGGAACTTCCACAAATGATTTACTCAATCCGCCAACAACAGGGGGGACTACGGTTACCGTTTTAGAAAGCGACATCAAAAAAGCAACCGACAATAATCAGCAATCAATCACTTTAAGTCAATTATGAAAAAACCAAAAGTAAGCATCATCATCCCGTTCAACAAAGACAGAGGATTTTTAAATGAAGCCCTCCAATCAGTAGAAAATCAAACGTATAGCAATGTAGAATTAATTATTTCGCAATCGCACAAATCAATGTCTCATAATTTTAACAATGGAATTGAAAAAAGTACAGGCGATTTTATTAAATATTTGTGTGATGATGATATGTTACCAAAAGATTCAATCGAAAAAAGTGTAAAGGCATTTACTCCTGCTACCGATGTAATCCACGGAAACGCAATTGTATTTAAAGAAATCGTTTCAAAAGGGATAATTTACAGACCTTTGAAAAAATATTTGAATATTGGAAATATGATAGTAAATAATTATGTACATGGTGGTACATTGATGTATCGAAAAGAAGTGTTTGAAAAGATGGGTTTGTTTAATGAAAGTTTGTGGACAGCGGAGGAGTATGAATTTAATCTAAGGTGTTTATATAATCATTTGAAGTTTAGGTATGTCGATGAAACACTTGCTTACTATCGCAGACATAGCGGTCAAAAATCAATAGGCATTGTCACGAAAGAATATCAAAATTTAAGGAAAAATCAAATAGAAATAATCAGAAGTTGGTACAGATGAAAATAGCGGTATTCACAAGATTTTGCTATACTGAAAAGTTAGACAAATCAAGATTGAAATTGATGCAAAATAATTTCATTGCATCATTAAAAAATCAAACATTTAAAGATTTTGATATTTTCGTAATTTGCAAAGAACATTTAGGAAATATCGGACATCCCGAAAATTTGGAGTTGATTCAAAATTTAGACTTTGGAGATTTGAACGTCTATTTCGATGGTATTGAAAAGTTTAAATACGATGTTGAAATTCGGTTAGATAGCGACGATGAGGTTGTGTCAACTTTCATCGAATTTATCAAAAAAATTGCTGAGAGAGAAGAAAATGTTTTGATAAATTTCAAACCAATAAAGAGATACAAAGGCGTTAACTACAGGCATGAAAGAGATTATAACGAACATTGTACGTCTATGTTTCTTGCTCTCGTTCAAAGGGGTGAAAAGACGAAATGCGTACATGACAGACCTCATGGGATGATGGGTAAACATATTGGTAAAGTTATCACAATTAACGAGGGTTACGTTTATTTGAAAATTCACGATTTTAACATGACATCAAAATTTTTAGGAAATGAAATTAGACACTAATAAATATTGGAATGACCGTTACATGAACGGTGGCAATAGTGGTAACGGTAGCTATGGGTTTTTGGCTGCTTATAAGGCGGAGTTTATTAACAATTTTATTGACACCAACGGCATCACTTCTTTATTAGAATATGGTTGTGGCGATGGCAATCAATTAGCCATGATTGAGTGTGAAAAAATATTTGCGTTCGATGTATCTGAAAAGGCTTTAAGCCTATGCAAACAAAAGGTTAACTGCGAAATTTTCAGCAAGTTCAAAGATATAAAAGAAACTCCTGAATTGATTTTAAGTTTAGATGTAATTTACCATTTAGTCAATGATATAGATTACTACGATTATATGGCTAACTTGGTTGGATTGGGTGCGAAATATTTAATCGTTTATTCACCAAACGAAGAAATGGAAGGCATGGCAGCTCATGTACGCCCTCGCAACTTCACAAAGGACATCGTGGGTTATAAGTTAATCGAACGAGAAATCAATCCTTTTAAAAGTTTAAACCATAAACAAGGTTCATTTTCAGATTTTTATGTGTATGAAAAGAACAGCTAACATTGCTACTATGCCTTGCCGAATTAATCATTTAAAAAAAATGTTGGCAAGTATTAAAAATCAGTTTGATGAAATAAGAATATTTGCTAATAGCTATGAAACTATACCTAGATGGATGGATAAATATCATATTGCTTATGGTGTTGATTTAACCGATAATGGCAAATTTTATTTCCTTTCAAAAATAAAAGAGCCTGAATATTATTTCACGTTAGATGATGATATTATTTATCCACCAAATTATGCAAATGATATGGTGGCAAAAATAAAAGAACACAGTACAATAGTTTCCCATCATGGTAGAATTATCATGGCTAAAGATGTCAGCTACTATGGAGGTCATAAATTTTTCCATTGTGCCAACAACCAAACGGAAGAAAGATTAATTGATGTTGCTGGAACTGGCGTAACTGCTTTTTCAACTGAATATTTTAATCCTAAAAAAATTTGGAAGTCGAACGACAAATGTATGAGTGATGTACTTTTTGGTTTAGAAGCAATAAATCAAAACAAAAAGATAACGGTCTTACCTCACGATGTGGGTTATTTTAAAGTTATGGAAGTTGATACTTCCATATACAAGTCGCATAGATATTGCGAAAGCCGACAAATTGAACTATCAAATGAAATTTTCTCAAAAAAAAACAACAACATAACAAAATTATGTTTATAGTTTTGTTAAATGAAGATTTTTAAGCTAATTGTAAATTTAGAGGATGATGGCACAGGATTAACTTTCAACTCCTTAGTTGAAAGTCCTGCTCACAACAAAGCTTTGATGACTTTTGATAAGTCTAAAAAACAAACTTACTTTTCTTTTGATGACAATAAGCAGATGATTACTGGTGTAGCAATTTCAGCTAATCAGTTAATCGAACGAAAAACCCAAGAACTAGGACAGTTCTATGTTTATTTCGATCCAGAACAAATCGAAAAGATGATTTTAAAAATGTCGAAGCAACAATTATTATCGAGCGTTAATTTACAGCACGATAGCAATCAAGTTGCCAACGGTGTTGTGTTTATGGAAGGTTATTTTGTTTCAGAAACAACAAGACCGCCAAAATCATTAGACAATCAAAATATACAATTAGGAAGTTATGTTATGACATATTTTGTTGAGGATAAAAATCTTTACAACACAATCAAAAAGGGAAGACTTGCTTACTCGATTGAAGGTCTATTTGAGCAAATCCCAATAAAATTTAATACTAATCAAAAAAATAAAAAAATGAATAAGAAAAAATCACTATTTCAAATGATTTTCGGCGAAGAAAAGTTTGCTGAAATGGAATGTAAAGACGGCACTATCTTAATGTATGATGGCGAGTTAGCTGTTGGCACGGCAATGTTTGTAGATGTTGACGGCACTAAAGTAGCTGCTCCAGCAGGTAAAATCGAATGTAAAGATGGTATGATAATCACTATTGACGGTGATGGATTGGTTACGGAAATTTTACCAGCGGAAGAAAAGGACGAAGAAATTACCGTTGAAGAAGTCATCGAAGCGATGGCAAAAATAAATAAAAGCGTTGTCGCTTTAAGCGAAAGGTTTACCGTTTTTGAAAAGTCTCAAATAAAAGGGGAACAAAAATTTCAAAACATTGCCGAAGGTGGCATAACTTGGAAGAAATTCACCAAAAAAACTAAATAATCATGAGAAAAAATAAAACAAAAAAATTAGTTGAAGCAAAGTTCGGCATAACCGTGTCTTCTTTAACTGATTATGTCGATGAACAATCGACCGAGATAATTCCTGCTTTGATTTATGATGGGCGTACGGCTCAACTAATTCAAGTAATGGAAGGCGTTAAAGAAACGCAAAAAATTAAATTGTTTGACGGGACAACCACGTTGCAACCAGCGACTTCTTGCGGCAGAAATGCACTTGGTGGTGGCACGTTTACAGATGTTGACATGGTTGTCGCTCCAATAATGATAAATGAAAATTATTGTTCAGAAGATTTAATTGGAAAATGGACACAATTAGGCTTACCTAATGGTGTTAGAAATCAACGTGAAGATTTGGCGTATGAAGATTTGCTTATTGCTTTTAAATCGGATAAAATCAGAGAACTCAATGAGGTTGGGATTTGGCAAGGCGATACCGATTCTATTTCTGCAAATCTGTTGAACTACGATGGCTTTAAGAAAAAATTCGATGCAGATGGTTCTGTTGCAAATATCAACACAACTGGCGTAACTGCTTTCACAAGTGCTAATATTGTTGGCATTTTAGTGGCTGTTCGAAATGCTTTACCATTAAAAGTTTTGCAAGGAAATCATAAGATTTTTGTCGGGAAAGAAGTTTTCGATATGTATTGTGCGGCTGTTATTAACGGAAATTTATTTCACTATAAATTAGAAAATGATGGGTTATCAGCTCAATTGTATGGTTACAACACAATTATTGAATGTGTTTACGGATTGAATGGGACTAGCTCAATTTATGCAGGTAATACTGACTTGATGTTCATTGGAACAGATATGGAGCATGATTGGGAAGATTTTAGCGTAAAGTATTCAGACGAAACCGACCAAATTTATTTGGATGTGAAATATCGTTTGGGCGTACAATATGTTTATCCTGACCAATTCAAGAAATACACATTAGCGGCATCCTAACCAATTATTAACTTTTAAAACTTAAAATAATGAGTGAAATAACAGCAGGATACACCAAACCTAATTACAGAAGTGTTGGCGGGATATTGAAATTTATTATGTATAACATTGAAAACCGATCATCTTATACTGTTGCTGACAGCATTATAACTGCTATTGAAATGGAAAGCGGTAAGGCTGCTTTTGCTTTCGATGTGGAAATGAACACGGCGAATGCGAACGAAGTGGGTACTGGTTCACGTCCTGACTTTACGGTATTTTATGCCCAAGCCATTACGGCTATTTTAACCGATAAAACAAATGATAATATAGTGTTGGTTGAAAAGTTGAACAGCGGTAGAGTTGGCGTAATTGTCGTTTATGAAAGTGGATTAGTTAGACATTTTGGTTTGATAAATGGGTTAATGACGGATACTTCTACGGACGATTCAGGTACTGAATACGCTAATCGTAACGGTGATGAAATTTCAATGAGTGGTAAAGAGGTGAATAAAGCACCGACAATGGCACTCAATTTAGCCGAAGCGTTACTTGTGGCTGCATCTTAATAATAAAAGGGAGCGTAACAACTCCCTTTTTTTTAAAACCGAAAAAATGGAACTGAAAAAAGAATTTTTAGGGTCACGAATATTTGTAAAGAAATTAGGGCGTGAAGTTTTAGTTTGTGATGAAAATAAAGGAACTCTTATGGCTCACGGATTGATGCATTTATTTGAAACAAAAAAGGAAAATGATAAAGTTAAATTTGCTGACAAGCCAAAACATTTACGTAGAATTAAAACCAACAATCGCAAGTCCTAGTTGGCTATTTGTGTTTAAATTCGATGACTTAAAAGGTCATACTGTCAAATCATTTTTAACGCCATCAAATGCTCCTAATTGGAAAGATGCTTTTACAGATGATGTAGTACCGGGATTGTCTTTAAACAGATATTATTCATTTGTGGTGGACACAAATGACATCATTTTACGTACAGGCGACTGGGTGTTGTCTATTTATGAAATGGCAGACGAAAGTTCGCAAGATGTAACTGGGTTAACGGCTCAATATTGTGCAAAAGTTAGAATTTACAAATCGTTTGCTGCAAATCCAACAAACACAATTGAATTTATAGATGAAAGGTACAACAGCTAAAATATACGAACAAAATTTCTACGATGTTTCAAAGCAAATGCCTGAAGTTAATGCGAATGAAATTAAGGACACTAGCAAGAAGATTTTTAAATGGGGTGATGATAATTATTATCCTAATTATTTGGCATACTTAAAATATGCTTGTGCGTTGCATGGCGGCATTTTAACCTCAAAAACTCATTATACAGTAAGTGGTGGACTAGCTTACGAAGGTACTCAAACGATTGAATGGGAAAAATTTTTATCTAATGGTAATTCCGATTTCACAATCGAAGAAATAACAGAAAATTTCAGTAAAGACTTGGAATTGTTTAACGCTTACGCCTTTACCATCTCTTACGTGGCAGGGAAGCCCTACCAATTGGAGCACTATCCTTTTGAAAAGTTACGAAAAGGATTAGACGGCACCTGGAGAGGCTCAAATGATTGGAGCGACAGAAAAGAGCCGATTCAAACATTTGAAAAATTTAACTCAAACAATCTGGTTGGGAAACAATTAGTTGTTTACATGGAAAAGCCGAATCAAATTAAAATCAAAGGCAAATTAACAAAAGGCATTTATCCTGTGCCAACTTACAGCGGTGGTGTTTTGGCAATCGAAACCGATATAGAAATCAATAACTACCGAAGAAATGAAATTGCAAATAATTTTAGTTTAGGTACGATTATTAACTTCAATAATGGAAAACCTCAGTTGCAGGAGGATGAGGATAGAATATTAGATGAGCTATCAGCGACAACACAAGGCACTTCTAATGCAGGGGGGTCTTTTGCAGCGTTCAACAACGGAAAAGACAGAGAAGTTACAGTTGCAAGCCTCGCGGGAAATAATTTAGATAGCCGTTATTTGGTGCTTTCCAAAGACAATAAAGAAAATATTTTGCTATCGCATAGTGTCACTTCGGGATTGTTGTTTGGAGTTAAAACCGAAGGGCAATTAGGAGGGTTGACCGAAATCGAAATGCTTTATAACTTAATGAAAAATGGTTATTTCAAGTATCGCCAACGTGCTATCTTAGCAACGATTAGTTATGTGGCTGAAATGTGTGGTATTGTTGGAAATATTTCATTTAACGATGTTTCAATTTCGTTGGTAGAAAAAGAAGGTAGTTCATCTACCTTAAAAACATTGAACGACATGTCGCCTTTATTAGCTAACAAAGTGTTAGGCTCTTTGACCACTAACGAAATTAGAAAATTAGCCAACTTAACTCCGGTAATTGGAGGCGACGAAATTCCAATTTCGACACCATCTGCTTTTAATAAAGAAGTTGACCCTGTTATAATTGCTCTTTCAAGCGTTGGAAGACCCAAAGATAAATGTAAGGTGTTATTTTCGCGTCCTTTGAACCATGAAAATTTTGATGAAGAAAATTTCAAAATGAGTTATGAGAAATTTGCAATTTCAAACCAACAACAAGATGTTCTAAACCTTTTAAATAAAGGCATGGATAACGATTTGATAAGCAAAGAATTAGGTATTGGAAATCAAAAACTTATTAAAATAATTAATGAACTTGAAAAAGATGGGTTGCTTAAAGATGGTAATGTAACGGCTAAAGGCGGTAAGGCGTTGGTAGATGGTGGTAAAGCAGTTGTAAGTGTTGTTTACTCTTACGAGGTTAAAGATGGATTAGGGGCGGAAATTATCCCGCACACGAGAGAATTTTGTCGGGAAATGTTAAGGGTAAAAAAATATTTTACAAAAGCTGAAATTGACCAAATTAGCCAAGTAGTAGATAGAAATGTTTGGTTATACAAAGGGGGATATTATTCCAACCCCAAAACAAAAGTAACAACAACAAGTTGCCGTCATTTTTGGCAACAATCGGCTATAATTGAATAAACATGGAACTATTAATAGATTTAGATACTCTCAAAAATATCAGCCTAGTGCACGATAACGTGGAAAATTCTGGGTTGCGCGTTGCTTTGGAACGATGTCAAGATATGTATGTGCAGCCTGTACTAGGTAGCAGCCTATACAACCGACTATTAACAGGCGTTGCAGACAATGATTTGTCGGTATCAGAACTTACTTTAATTGAAGATTATATTTCCAAAGTGTTGGCAATTTCAGTTGAAATTAAGGTCATGGATACACTTTCGCGACAAGTTAGAAACGTAGGTTATGCAACCTCAACTTCGGGAGATTTGCAAGTACAAGATGCAAATGGAATTGAACGAGGAAAAGATATGAGTTACAAAGATTTGACATTTTACAAAAAAAGATTGAAAGATTATTTAGACGAAAATCGGTTGACCTATCCATTGTACGATGTTTACGATACTTACGGAGTAGATAAAGAAGAAAATCAAAACTCTTATTCCCGAATTTTTGGAGTAAGTTTGGGAGGGAGAAATAGAAGAAGAAGAAATTATGATGACCCTAATTGTGGTAGATAATGACAGTTTCGTTAAAAGAAGTAGTAGGTAAAATTGAAGACATTTGTAATGGTCACTTCCAAATTGCGAACTTTCTATATGGTCAAATTGGAGAAGTTTATAAAGCAAATACAATCGAGCATACGGCGGTTATTTTAGATGTAGTTTCCGCAGTTCCAAACACAACAGATATAACTGTTACAATGACTTTAGCAATTGTTGACAAGATTTTGAAGGGCTCAAAAAATAAATTAGATGTTGAAAGTGAAACTTTGTTGATTTTAGGGGATATTATCAATGTAATTGAAACAGACAATACTTGGAGGTATTGTGGTTTAGTAGGTCGCCCAAGGGCCGTTCGTGTCGTTGAAAAGGAATTAGATGTTGTAAGTGGCTGGGTTGCGACTATTCAACTCCGTCTTATGAAAGTAAATGGATTAACAGATATACCACAAACATAAAAAAAATATTATGACAAAATTAGATGCAATTTCAGGAGCAGGTGGAATGATAATTATAGATGATACCAACGCTCATTCGGGATTAAATTACTCTTATCTTATACCTAGAGAGGATACGGTAATATCGGCATTAACCGGCGTAAATGCGAGTGGTGATGTCGTTAATTTATTAACAACTCAAAATTGGGACGGCACATTGCAAAACACCGATTTTCTAATCGTGCCCAGAGATTGGGTAATAACAGAAATAACATTAACAAGCGGTTCGATACAATGCTTTTAAGTCCAATTAAAATATCACCGCTTACAGTTGTCGGAAGTAGCGGAGTTGCTCCAGTTAACACCGTAGCACCTGCATTAAGCTATACCACGTTAGATATAAACGATGTTGTAACTTGTGATGACGGCACTTGGACTGGAACTACACCAATAACCTATACCTATCAATGGTATAGAGATGCAGCACCAATAGGAGGTGATACAGCTAGTTCACACACTATTGTATTAGCTGATGTTGGAACAACTTTAAAATGTGTTGTAACCGGAACTAATGCGGTAGGAAATTCAAGTGTAGATAGTGATACTGTTGCGATTGTTTGGACCCCCCTCGCGTTAGGGTCTAAATTGTTGTTGTGGAATGATGCTGAATTTGTAACTAAAGATGCCTCAGATTTCGTTAGTGAGTTTGATGATCTGGCAGGGACTGGCTATTTTTTTAATAATGCATCAGCAATTCAACAACCTTTGCAAGATTCAGATGCAAATGGAATACACGTTATTTTTGATGGCATTGATGACCGCCTTAATCATCAACCTAATTTCGATACCCGTGACCAAACAGTTGTTTATTTTATCCACACAAATCCGGGAAATGCAACAGATATGTTTCATTTTGGTGATACGAATGGAGGAAGATGTTATATGGACACTGTTTCAAGGTATAGGTTAAGAATAAAAAATGCTGACGGTTCATTTTTTACTGGTGTTTGGCAAAGCGATGCAGCATTACTCCAATTAAATCGAATGACCATAGACACCGTGAACGGACAATTTAGGCAAATAATAAATGATGCTGCGACTGAAACTACTCTAACCGCGGTTGGTGGAATGTTTAATAATTGTGGTAATGATTCTAGTTTTGGATTTGCTGGATTAGGGTCTTCTTATTATGATGGTAAATTGTATGCGGTAGTAATGACAAATGAAATTTTATCTGCCCCCGAAGAGTTTGAATTAAGAAATTATTTTAACAATAGATTTTCTTTAGGAATAACTCCGTAATTATGAATAGCTACTATCTAAAATATAACTCTTTAAACCAGGCGTCATAGAATGAGTAAAAATGTGGAAGATTTATTGGTGTTTATTGTTGGGGCAATTCCATCAACCGCTGTTGCTTATACGCTGCTTGACCATGTTATTTTGCCGATGTTATTAGCAACAATGACAGGCTTTGTTGGCGGGGGCGCGGCTATTTTAGGGAAATTTTTTGTGAATTATTTATTAAAGAAATTAAAAAAATGAAATTTACTAGAACGAGATTAAAAGCAATGATGATTATTAATTTTTTTTTAGGAATAATAACTATTTATTCAATTTATCAAAGTTTAGAAACGGTAGCAACGACTGCTATTGCAGGGCTATTGACAATTACGACCATGTACATAGGGGGTGAAAGTTATAAACGAAGTAGTAAATGAATTTCACAATTTACAGGCATACGTACAACCAAGTAGGTGATAGAAATGTTATCGGTGATTTTCATTCAGAAAATGGGTTTGAATGTTTTACATTAGAAGATGAAAAAAAAGCTGATGGAGTGAAAATTTATGGCGAAACGTGCATACCTCCTGGTACGTATAATTATGAGGTTACATTTTCTCCAAAGTTTAAACGAAAAATGATTTTGATCAAAGATGTCCTTGGGTTTCGGGGGATAAGAATACACGGAGGAAACACATCCAAAGACACCCTCGGTTGCCCTTTGGTGGGGTTTCATACAGACTACAAGAAAATTTGGCAAACAGCCGAAAAGCACATCACCAAATTAGCAATTGATGGAGGAGGTAAAGGAAAGATTACGATTAAAGATGTTTTTTTAAGCTATGATAAAATAAATAAAAAATTACGATGAAAAATCTAATAAATCCAACAATCATAGTCGTTTGCTTTTTGGCTATTATCTGGTTGACATTCGACAGGTGTAATGAGAAATCTATTAACCTACTGGTCAATTCAGAACATTTTGAACA